CTTTGAGCTCATCTGCGCGGACTCCCGTAAGGAGCCGGATGAGTTCACCGATCAGGAGATCGTGGACGAAGCAGAGTACCGACTGTCTTGTTTTTTCGAGTCCGGTCATGACAATGACAATGCTCGGCGGGGTGAGTTTGGTAAAGAGGAAAAGGCTGCAGCCTCGAAGAATGTTCGGATGCTGAAAGCGTTCATCAAGAAATATAAAACCGCTGATGGCCCGTATAGCGGTTGGGTCAGGAGCATCATAGGCTAAGGCCGGGGGGCTCAGCCCCCCTAGGGTTTCCCCTAGTAAATATTTTTGATAAAAGCCCCCGCAAGGGGGTTTTTTTATGTACTATCTGTCTACGGTCAATTTTGATCGGATAGCGAATCAGGAGCGAATCATGGCAGACGTTGAAAACCAAATGGCATGGGAAGCAGCACGCAAGCGCAACATCATCGCCAATGCCCATAAGACTTTCCAGCGCACCTACCCGGACGCTGAGGCGGTGCTGGACTTCATTGATGAAGGCCGCGTTTACAACGATTACGGCAGCGTCTCTTACAAGGATGGCTTTGTTGGTTCTTTGGCCAGCGCCTATGACCGCTTCGGCAAGCTGACTGAGGGTCAAGTCAATGCAGTGCGCAAGTGCATTGCCCAGCGTGCAGAGCGTAAGGCTGAGTGGGCGGACAAGCAGGCGGCCCTTAACGCTAACCGCCAGCACCTCGGCGAGGTTGGCCAGAAGGTGACCCTCACCCTCACCGTCGTCCACATCGTTGTGCTGGACGGCGCGTATGGCACTAACTACATCCATATCTGCGAAGACGCAGACCAGAACGTGGTGATCTACAAGGGCAAGTCTGATTCTTTCCCTGTTAAGGGCGAGACCGCAACAATCGTGGCTACGATCAAGGAGCACGGCGTGCGCAATGGCGTGAAGCAGACGGTGATTCAGCGCCCGAAATTGGCAGCCTAAAAATATTTTTACAAAAGGGGTTGCAAGGCCCCTTTTTTGAGTTACTATCTGTCCACGGTCACTACCGACCGCAACAGCGAAGGAGAAGCGAAGTGAGACTTTCAGACGTAATCAAGGCCCGTCAGAGCAAGCAGATCAGCGACGAGAAGCGCTGGGCCAAGGCCGATGCCGCCAAACCCCGCACTGACCTGCACCCAGCAATCGGCGTCATGATGACCGCCAAGGGCGTCAAGTATTACGCCTACGTTGACGGCTCGTACCGAGAGGGCAGCCCAGAGCACTTGACCAACCTGCTGGTTGACTAAACCCTAAAGGGGGCTCCGGCCCCCACAGCGAAGGAAAAGAGCATGGAATACGGTGAGATCACAACGACGTTCTTGGGCAGCGGCAAGTTTGACTACAAGGGCCGCGAGATCGGTTACTCGGTAGTGTTCCGCGACAACGGCACTGACTTCCGGTGCTATGTTCAGAAAACCCGTAAGTGGGATGGCATCTGGTACGAATTCGGCGCATCTCAACGCAGCCGATCTTTCGAGTCCCAAGAGGCTGCAACTACGTGGGGATTCAAGACCGCTAAAGAACGGTTAGCTAAGGTTAAGTAAACAGCGAAGGAAAAATGATGATTACTCATATTTCAGTTAGGGAAGTTCTGTTTCGTCGAGAAGTGGTTGGCTACAGCGTCTGTGGACTGGTTCGAGATTGCCCAGACAGCCTTTGGGAGCCGCTGACTCATCAGGCCGTGTTCCGCACTAAAGAACGCGCAGAACGGTTTCTAAGTAAAGTGCGGAAGATCAATCACTGGGAATTGAAGATGGCTCACTGGAACGTCGGGTACAACTGGAGCGGTTGCTACAGCGTACTTTGAGCAACTGGCCCTTCGGGGCCTTTTGTTTTTTAAGGTACGATGTTAAAATTGCAACTCAGCTTCGGACTGCAACTATGTCTGACAACAAACGCGCCGTAACGCGCAAATCCGCCGCTAAGATCGAGAAGGGCTTTGATGCCGCCGTAGAGGCCGCTAAAGCACTCGAAAAGGCCGCACAGCCCACTACTACCCCTGAGCCGCTAAAGAAGCGTAGAGGCGCTCCTACGACCTATAACACCCAAATCACAGAAACAATCTGTGTACGACTATCCCAAGGAGAGTCACTCAGTAAGATCTGTGCTGAGCCAGATATGCCCCCTCAGGCGGTGGTTTATGCGTGGCTACTGCGCCACCCCGAATTCGCTGAGAATTACACTCGCGCACGCGAAGAGCAGGCGGACACTTTAGCTGATCAAATCAGTGCTTTAGCCGACGAACCTCCACGAATGGTTGTCGATGACAAGGGTATCGAAAGGGTTGATCACGGCTGGGTTCAGTGGCAGAAGAACCGCGTCGAGGCCCGGAAATGGGTGGCCGCTAAGCTTAAACCCAAGAAGTACAGCGAGCGTATCCAGATGACTGGCGACAAGGAAAACCCCTTGGCGGTGACGGTTGAAGTTAACCAATTGTTCGATTCGATGCTCCAGAACATCGAAATGAACAGGCAGGTTGATGAGTGAAGTGGGGCGCTGTGCCCAGATGATTGCGGTTTCAGGGGGTCAAGGCAGAGCAAAGTGGGGCAAAGTCTCAGGTGCTCAGCGGCCCGTATCAAGCAAAGTGGGGAATGGTGGTAAATGGTAGCTTGGAGTGACGTTCAGAAGCAGGCGCTGTGGACCAAGGGAGTCGCAGGCCAGATCATTAGACGCGGCGAACTGATGCAATGGGACGGGTCTAGCCTTGTCCTGAAGGCGCCGCTAACGTCATTTGCTGATCCGACTGTAGTGCGCAAGGTCAGAGAGTTCGTGTCCAAGGTGGCTGGCTCCCCAGTGCGCGTGCAGATCATGCATGGCGACTGATCAGGTCGCTGAGATCCTGGGGGATCCGGAGACTAGAAAGAAGTTTGCGCTGATGACGCCGGAGGCCCAGCAGGCCTTCGTATGGCGTATGAAGTGGCTTAAACTGGCGCACAAGCATCAGATAATGCCTCCCGGTGACTGGTGGAGTGTCGCCTTACTGCTCGCTGGCAGGGGAGCGGGGAAGACTAGAGCGGCTGCAGAACAGATCGGATGGTGGGCATGGACCCAACCCAGCACCCGATGGCTTGTAGCGGCTCCTACGAGCTCTGACGTGCGGTCTACTTGCTTCGAGGGGGACTCGGGCCTGATTTCTGTGATCCCACAGATATTGATCGCGGATTACAACAAGGCGCTGCACGAGATCAAGCTAACGAACGGCTCGCTGATCAAAGGCATCCCGGCGTCGGAGCCCGAACGCTTCCGGGGTCCGCAGTTCCACGGGGCTTGGTGCGACGAGTTAGCTGCTTGGGACTATCTTCAGGATGCTTGGGACCAGATCCAGTTCGGGGTCCGACTGGGCAAGCAGACGCGGATCATCTGCACGACGACGCCCAGACCCAAGGATTTGATCATCGACCTGATCGGGCGGGACGGTGACGACGTAGTGGTGACGACCGCCTCGACGTACACCAACCTCGACAACCTGAGCGCCAACTTCCGTAAGCAGATCCTTCAGTATGAAGGCACCACGCTGGGCAGGCAGGAGATCTACGCAGAGATCATCGACCCCGAGGAGTCGGGCATCGTCAAGCGGGATATGTTCAAGCTCTGGCCGGACGGCAAGCCCTTTCCCAAGTTTGAGTACATCATTCAATCGTATGACGTAGCGACGTCAGAGAAGGTCCAGAACGATCCGACGGCCTGCATTACGTTCGGCGTATTCAAGCCCCTCGACGGTCCGATGGCCGTGATGGTGATCGACTGCTGGCAGGAGCGGCTGCAGTACCCTGATCTGAGGCCTAAGGTCATTGACGAGTACGAGACCGTCTTTGGGGAAGGGAAGGACAAGAAGCGGGTTGATCTGCTGCTGATCGAGGACAAGTCTGCTGGCATTTCGCTGATCCAAGACCTGCAGAGGGCGCACCTGCCTATCAGGGCGTACAACCCCGGCGGGGCGGACAAGATGCAGAGGCTCAACATCGTGTCCAACATCATTGCTCGGGGCCGCGTATGGATCCCTGAGAGCAGCCAGAGGAAAGGGTACGTCAGGGACTGGGCAGAAGGCTTTGTGAGCCAGATCTGCAGCTTCCCTGAGTCTACCCACGATGACTTCGTAGACGCCTGTACACAAGCTCTGAGGTACCTTCGGGACAGCGGCTGGCTAGAGATTGACGCCCCGCCGAGGGATGACTATGACGACGATGACTGGGCAGACAGCGGCAGGGCAACCAAGCGGGTCAATCCTTATGCGCAATAAATCTGTCATTTGGGCCTAAAACGCCAAGAGTAAAATAGGCTTAGGCGACGTGCCTTACTTGAAGGAGGTGATCATGGTTGGCGGGTTTTTTGAAGGCGACGAGAAGACATTGGGTGAATTGGCTGAGCGGATTGAGTTTGAAGCCGATCACAACATTTCCGATTATTCGGAAGAAACTGTTGAGCGACTTAAGCTTGTTGTGACGCTGCTGCGTGCCGCTAGCGACATGGTTAAGCGTATTGACTATCTCCTGAACGGCGACGAGACCGAGGATACCTTCCTTGCTCTTTGGAACGACCGTTTTGCCGCTGAGGAAGAGGCTGAGGAAGAAGAAGAGGAAGAAGAGGACGAAGAAGAGGAAGACGAGCAGACTGAGGACTAAAAGCTGCTCACGTCTATAAGCTGACCCCGGAAGTCCAGCATCCCTTCGGAGTGCTTCCGGGCAATCTCTGGCCAGAGAAGTTCCTTGTTACGGATTGTCAGGACCGCGAACCCGGACCGCCAGTTGGCTGGGTTGTCTTCCATGTAGTCAATGAATTGGGGTCCGTCTGTGTCTGCTAGCGTTCCTGTATCTACACCCCAGCGAGTCCCGTTATAGTCGTCGAATGGCGTCACCTTCAGCGAGTGCAGATGCCCGGTGATACACGAAATCCCAGAATTGACCGTGTTGTTGTGGGTAGCGTGGACGCCCCCCTTGTAGCGGTGCTTGATGACAACATTGGGCACAGGCCAGCAGGTCCAGCAGGGATGCCACTTAGGGAAGTGGTCCTTGAGAGTAAGTCCGGTAACCCCCTCAAACTCGGGCACAAACTCGCTTAGGCGCGATTCAAATCGAGAGTCATGGTTACCCAAGGGCCAGATCAATTGAGTGTGATGACGGGCCTTGTGGCAGGCGTCCTCAATTTCTTTCATTGCTTCTTTGCAGGCCTCAAGTTCCTGCTTCACGCTGGGCCGCTGTTGCCACCCTGACCTCGGGTATCTGCTGATCGAAGCGCCATCGAATATATCTCCGTTAGCGACGACCATTACTGGCTTGAGCTCGGCGATAGCCCAGAGCAGTCCTTTAAAGGCGGTAGTGCGGATGCCCGGCCAGAAGTGGGCGTCGGAGAATACGAGGATGGTTCCGTCGATCATGCCGCCCTGATGCCGAGCCTTAACGAGATGCAGGCTAGGCCGAGTGAACATCGGGTTAGGCCTCTCGGCGGTCAGTTGTATGCGGTACTTGAACTCAAGGGTTTTGCGTTTGTGGTGGACGGTCCGGACTGGCATTCCGGTTTCGTCTGCGATCTTCTGGGGGCTGCGATACCGCTCCCAGAGTTTGATGAACTCGTCGTCGGTAACTTTCATAGTATGCCCAGTGTTAGTGCAGATCGCTAGATAACAGTAAATTGTTACAATAATATGTACAACCTAAATAATACAATCTTTGCGTAGTCTGACTAAGGCCAAAGATATCCAGTAGAGTTCAACTAGATATCTACAAGAAGACTATGCAATGCTGGTCCTGTGGGCGTTACGGAATCGTCCGTGACTTGACAGATAAAGTTAGATATGATGATGAGATAGGGGGAGACCGACATGGGCGGCAAATCGAACGCGCTGAAAGAAGGCATGAGCCTGATTGACGAGTTCATTTCGGCAATTAAAGGCGCTGACAAAACCCCTATTGTGCCTGCTCCTAATCGCTGGTTCGCCAAGCCTGACGAATACCCTCATGTCCAGCCGATGGTTGAGAAGGCGCTTGCGGCTAGCGGTATGGGCAGACAAGACTTTCCCTTTGGCGCCTACATTGATCCACGCACCGGGGAGGTTCTGACCAATCGGATGATGGACGAGGTTGGCGTCTTGATTGACCCCAAGACTGGTCGGCCAATGATGTCAGGCAAGCCATCGGGCATGGAGTCGTTTGAGGATTTAAGCAAGGCGCTTGGGTCGCAAACGCAATCTAACCTAGTGCGTCGGTCTATCTTTAAGCCGACTGGTGGGGATTCGCTGTTGGACAAGATCCCGTTCGTTGCGACGGTTGAGAGGGGGCCGCACTTCTATGGCCTTGGGACTGAATACGCGAGCCCTACGCAGTTGTTTCAGATAGAGAGCGGCAGTAACCCTCACCTGAGGCCAAAGAGCCGTGGCGACGTGTTTGGGATGGGTGACGTAGTTGGCCGGATGCAGATCGGCAAAGGCCCCGAGCATGACGTGTACGAAAAGTTGTTTGTAGCTCCTCGTGGCTCTGATGTTCCGGGCAAAAAGCTAAGCAAAGCCAAAGGCGGGGCCATCAAAAAGGGTCTTGGCCTTGTCGATGATTTTTTGAAGGATATTGCGAAGCCAGCGGCAAAACCTAAAGCCGTTCAAGAAGTCGTGTCTGCTGCCGAGCGGGATGCCAACTTAGCTAAGTTCCTTGAGCAGAGCAAAGTCAAGGAGAGACTATATCGCGGCGCTGTCGGGTTTGAGCCTTCCGGAATGCCAGAAGGGTTTCTGAACGCAGAGCCAAGAGAAGGGTATGCAGTATTTGCTAGTACCAACCCTGCGATTGCAAACACTTACGCAATGCCTGAGCATGAAGATTGGGGGGGTAAAATGATTGGCGCGGTAACTCCGCTCCACGTTCAAGCTAAACGATTAATTGAGTTTCCAAATTTTGAAAAAGCCCCAAATTTTGACAAGTTTGAATTTGATCGGTGGGCGCAAAATCTAAAACCGGGAGAGGTTTTGGTTGTTCGGAATGTTACCGATACTGGGCCAAGATCAACGTATAAAGTTGATCCGCAGAAGCTGCATACTTATGGTTCAGACATTTACGCTTGGAATAAAGGCACCAGCGCAAAGTCTGCAACAGGAAACCGTGGGACGTATGACCCAAAGGATCCAGACATCACTAAAGCCAAAGGCGGCGAAGTACATATGATGGGCGGCGGCAACCCCAAGCCGTCTAATCGCCCATTGTCCGAAGCCTTGCTTGCTCTTGGCGACATCATTGGCGGCGCTACCAGAGGCGGTGTAAAGGAATTCCTCGGCACCCCCGGCGACCTTGAGTCTTTGGTAAGAGAGCGGGGGCTAGGCCTGCCTGCTAACGTCCTTCGCCTGCTGATGCCTACGAGGCAAGGCAAGGAGACGACGCTGCCAACATCTGAGGACTTTGATCAGTATCTTCCGCCTGTCGTTCCTAAAGGCGCTGAGAACTACGATGAACGGGCTCGGACGGCGGGGATTGCCCAAACCTTAGGGGAGCTTAACCCTGTCGTTCCGCTGTCCTACTCCGCCGCTGCTAAGGGCGCTGTAAAGGGCGCCAAGGCCGCCGGTAAGGGTGCGTTGAGTCTGGCCAAGAGTGAGCCAGCAAGACGGGCTGTAGAGCGTACTGCTGAGATGACCGGCACGGCGCCAATGAATGTTGTGAAGAACAAAGGTGGCAATTGGATTGACACTGGCCTTACGCCAATTACTCGCCGGATTGAGATTTCTGAAGCCGAAGACTTAGAAAGAAATTTGGCAAAAGAACGAGAGCTTTATGATCAAGCGTTTCGCAATCGAGGCGCAGATGATTTTTGGACTCGGCATTATGCTGACAATTTAAAGATGCTAGAAGCCAATTTGGCTGAGCGTCGGTTTGCTGATAAGAACCTTGTCAATTATATGCGCAATCAAATGGGTACAGAAGATGACCCAATTCGCAAAGCAATTGATGAAGGGTATTATCATTTTGAACTTCCTGCTTATGATCCAACTTCAGGTCATGCAAGA